TCTACTACAGAAACTTTAGCACAAGTTATATTGGCTAAAATGACTACCCAAGTAGGAAACTATCAAAAGATTGTAGAGACCTTTTTAGAAGATGTTTTTTTATTGGAGTTACAATTAGCAGGATATGCTATTGAGAACATAGAAATAGAATTTGAGCCTCCTATGATTACGGATGGCACAAAGAAACAAGTTGCACGTAAAGCCCTAATAGAAAACCTTAAAACAGAATACAATCAAGGTATTATTTCACAAGAAGTAGTAGCACAGGAACTAGGTAGAGAAGCCCCAGACCAAGAAGAGCCTCGTCCTGCTCCTGCTTTAGCAGTTAATCCGAATAAACCAGTAGATTTAGAAGAAGAAGAACCTAAAGGAAAAGAGGACGTAACAAAGACTAAAGACAAAAAAGAGAATACTAAATTACTGCCTTGGCAAGTTTCACTTATAAGTGAATTTTCTCCAACCAGTAGCGGATATAGAATTGTAGATGTATATTTTAACAATGATAGAGCCAAAGAGAACGTAGTAATCTTAAATAACGAGTTTTTAGACACTTTTGATGTTTTAGATGTAACTTCTATCGTGGAACTAGAGAACGTTAGTCTGGAGGACGTAACACAGCGATACGTCAATGGTCTAGGAGGGCATTTGACCGAATACGAATATGAAAGTGAGGGTTGTAATTGCGGAGACCATAAAGTTTCTACATTTGCCAAAAAAGATGAAACCGAATTAGAGCAGTTTATTAGATTGTACTTAATTGAGACTAAAGGTAGATATTCTACAGCCGTAGAGAAAGCAGTAAAAGAAATTGCAATAAGTTTAGCCCAGTTAGGAGAGGGAGCAACTGAAAAAGTTGTTTACGATAGCATTATGTACACTCTTTACAAAAACTGGAAAGTTAATTTTACAATCCCACAGAAAAAGACCGTTAATAAGTTTGTTAAAAACGTCTACACCTATTTCAGAAAAGATAAGAGCATATTTAAAAATGCTGACGGAATACCAAAGGGAACATTCGGTACTTTAGATTTGAGAGCCATTGACTACTATAAGCGAGTTGATAATTTGTATTTAGGTAAATTCATTACAGATGTGGACTTGAAGAAAAAAGTTACCCAGTATCTAAAAGATGAATATTTAGATGGAGATTTACCGATAGGAAACAACAAAGAAGCTATAGCAAAATTTAAAAGTAAATTTGGTAACGTATTGGAGGAACAAGAATGGAAGTTGTCTCGAATTGTAAATACTACTGTAAATAAAATGAGAAACACGGCTGCCGTTTCTTATATGCAAGAAGCCGATGTAGAGCAGTTTGAAATTGTAGAGGTAGGAGATAGATTGAGTTGCCCTTATTGTATAGCCTTAAATGGTAAAATATTTTCAGTAACCAAGGAAGTTACACGACTTAAAGAAACAGTAAACTCTGATCCAGAATATGTTGGCGTGGATGCGCCTTTTGTAACTTCTATATTTAAGAAAGCAGAAGATATGGAGGGACTCACATCTGACGAATTACAAGACAAAGGCATAGGATTGCCTCCTCAGCACGCAAATTGTAGAGGAACTATTATTGCTGTGCTATGATATTTTGATTTTAATTATGTACTATATTGTAATTTTATTATATTTGTAGTATGAAACATACAAAATTAAAAAGATTTCCAAATTACGGAATAACAGAAACAGGAAAGATTAACTCCATTAAAAGAAGAATTAAAGATAACCTCGGAAGAACTAGGACACTCAATAGGGTACGCAGGAAAACTAGCACAAGAAAAGATGGTTATGTTATAATATCTCTAAGGAAAGATAATAAGTATTTTACTGAGTATCTACATAGACTGATGGCAGAAACATTCTTAGAGGTAGAAGCAGGTAAAAATTATGTTAACCACAAAGATGGCAACAAATCTAATAACCATATTAGTAACTTAGAATATTGTACTAGGTCGTTTAATATGCTCCACGCCTATTCAATTGGTCTATTACCCACTAGGCGCATTGAGCAATTAAATAAACAAGGAACAGTATTAAAAATATGGAGAAGTATGAAAGAGGCAGAGCAGGAGTTAAAAATACACAATAGTAATATTACTTCTGTTTGTAAAGGAAGAAGAATAACAGCAGGAGGATTCAAATGGAGATTTAAACAATAGATTATGCAGACAAAAAAGCAAAGTTTAGTAGAGGCTGTAACTAATACGGTAATAGGGTTTATAATATCATTGAGCAGCACGTTTTTAATATTTCCTTTATTCGGAATAGAGAGTACACTACTAAAAAACGTAGGAATAACTATATTTTTTACATTTGTAAGTATACTAAGAAGTTATGCGCTTCGCAGAGTTTTTAATAAAAAACATTAGTCCAAGTAATCAACGAATTTTGTAGTAATAAAATTAATAAGTAGATTTGCATTATGCACAAGCCAAAGAAAAAAATATTTAGAAGCAAAGTAAACTACAGTAAAGAAGAAATTACTGGTAGAGTTGCTTTAGGTATGTCTGGTATATCTATGCCTATGTTATCGGAAGAGGCATTGCAGGAATACCGTAAAGACTTTTCTCGTCAACGAGATAGCCTAAATTTTGGAATGCTAGGTAACGACCCTCAATACTACGAGCGTAGTACGGTTGCCGACATTGTACCAAGACCAGAAGATTATTTAGAAGTTCCATTTAGACTTATTTCTGCAACCGTAGTTGGAGGAGGTTCTTGGAAAGCTACTGATTTTTCTGATGTCAAAGTATTGAAAAAATCGACTCCTCTTTTAGATGGAGTACCTTTATACAAAGACCACGAAACAGATTTAAACAACTGGAGCGGTTTGGTTAATGGCGTGAAGTGGACTAAAGCATTTACACAAGACGATGGAATTGACGTTCCTGCTGGAATTGACGGAATTGTCGCTATTGATAAAGTAGTTGACCCTAAATTGGCTAGAGGAGTTATTTCTGGTGCAGTTTATTCTAATTCAGTTACTGTAGAATTTGATTGGGAAATGAGCCATACATTTGAAAATGAATGGGACTTCTTAAACAAATTAGGTACTATTGGTTCGGATGGTAAAATGATTAGACGTATGGTTAAGACTATACACAATTATCACGAAAGTTCTTTGGTATGGTTAGGGGCTGACCCATTCGCTAAAGCTATTGATGCAAACGGAAATCATAAGAATATTGATATTAGTTCTGTTTTCAACTATGCAAAGCAGTCTTTTGGCAAAATGTCAAAAATCAATGTTGAAGATAATGATGCGATGCCAGAAGATGCAGAGACTGCTAGAAGTTTATGCGTAAATTTTGCGTTAAGCGAAAATGTGCTATCTTTGGCGCGTAGAAGTAAAAATAATTTTAAAACAAATACGAAAGATATGGATAAGTTTATTGTAGCATTTATTGCTGCTTTCGGAGGACAATTCAACTTAAAAGTTGGAGACAAACCGACACCAGAGGAAATGATTAACTATACTAAACAGTTATCATTTGTAGCACCGGAGCAAACACGGACAACTAAAGATGGTCTTGCACAATTAGCAATAGTTAAAGGCAAAGCGTTGGAAGTTTTTAAAGCAGAAGATGAAGCCAATAAAGATGCAACTACTGTAGATTTAGGAAGATTTATTGCAGACCATACTTTTGTTAGTTTGGAAGCAATACCTAATTTAGAAGCAGAGATTGTAACTTTAAAAGACGACAAAAAGTCTTTAGATACTAAAGTAGCAAGTTTAAGTGCGGATGCTGAAATCGGTAAGAAATATATCGGTATGAAGAGAAGTGAAGCAGTTAGATTGTACAAAGTAGCAGTAGGTACTGAAAATGTAGTCGCAAGTGTTGTTGCTATGTTTGAAAAAGCAGGAAACGAAGAAGTAGAGGGATTACTTAAACAGTACACCAAAACAGCTACTCATAAATTTGCAGGCTCGTGTGCAGATTGTAACTCTGAAAATTTCAACTTCCGTTCTTCTTTTACAGGAGAAGAGAAGCCAGAAACTGTAGAGCAAATAGCGTTAACTACGGAGGACATTTACGCAAAACATAGCGGTTCAAGTATGTCTATAGGTAGAGCAGTTCGAGGCAAAGAATAATTAAATAGAATTTTAATCTTAAATATTTACAATATGAATACATTAGGGAATACGCCCAAAACGATTTGTAAAATAGCAGAAGCATACAGCATCAATAAAGGGTTCGTATCTGCTACTGTATTACAAAGGGGTACAATGGTAAAACTTACTCCAACTGGAGAGGTTGCACCTATTGCTGCGGTAACTGATAGACCATTAGGTTTAGTAGTAGCAGGAAGCAGAACAGCAGGGGATGAGGTAACAGTTCAAACAGAGTTTAACGCTTTAGTGCGTTGTACTGCGGATGGGGATATAGTTACAGCAGACGAACTAGCAGTTTCTGGCATTGATAATGCAAATGAGAAATTAACACAATACAAAAAAGCAGTAGCGACTAACTTTGTCTCTGGAATGGCTTTATCTGATGCAGCCGATGGCGAAAATGTTTGGGTAGGGATTTACAGAACAAGTACCGTTAAAGCATAATAATAACCACTATAAATTTTTAAGAAGATGCCTAAACAATTAAGCGAATTTGACAAAAGAGCAGGACAGGTTAAGAAATCCGTTCTAGCAAACGGTGGTAATGTGCCAACTAACGCCCCAGAAGAGGGGTCTGGTTTGCTATCTGCCTCTGCAATTAGAGAAAACATCCTTATAGACTTCAAGCAAGTTGTATTACAAGCTGACAGTTTAAGAGGAGGTACAAAAGAAAGAAGAACCATTGATTATTCATTGGCAGACATTGCTAAAGACCGTTTCGGTTTTGGTTCTGCTGATGCTTTATATATGGCTCTAGGAATTAACCCATCATCTCATACATTAGACAGTTTATCGTCTATGTCTGATTTTAATGAGGGCTTCCGTTGGTTACAGCCAGAAGTTATTAGAGAAGCAATTAGATTAGGACTTCGTAGAAATCCTATCTATCCGTCTTTAATTGCATCGGAAGAAACCGTAGATCAAAAGAAAGTTACATTACCTCATATTAATATGAGTGATGCTACTCCAGAGATTATCAATGAGGGAGAAACTATCCAAGTGGGTAGCGTATCTTTTGGAGAGAAAGACGTAAAACTGCACAAAATAGGTACAGGTTTACAAATCTCTGATGAGGTTCAAAAATATGTTTCCTTAAACATCTTATCAATGTATCTTCAAGATGCAGGAGTTAAGTTAGGATTAGGGATGGATGCTATGGCGGTTGATGTCTTAATCAATGGCGATAATGGTAGTTCTAACTTCTCTGCACCAGTTATCGGTACAGAAAATGGAAGTTCTATTGCATACAAAGATTTATTACGTGCTTGGTTGCGTATGGGTAGAATTGGTAGAACTCCTAGTGGATTATTGTCTGCGGAGGATGCTGCATTGGAAATCTTATTACTTGACGAGTTCAAGGGATGGTCTCCTAACAGTAACCAAACTCATAAGACATTGAACATTAAAACTCCTATTCCTCAATCACAGGATTATTTACTACACGGTGCTATGCCATCTGGTCCTAAATTAATGTTGATTGATAACAAAGCTGCTTTAATCAAATTAAACGCAACTTCGTTACAAGTAGAGAGTGAAAGAATTGCTCAACGTCAGATGAGTGGTACTTATGCAACTGTAACAACTGGTTATGCTAAATTGTTCAGAGATGCTTGTTTAATCTTGGACGGTACGCAGAGCTTCGCAGGTTTCCCTACATTTATGGATGTGAGTGCTGCCGAGAATGTTATCATCAAGTAGTAAAAGTTTATCCAGTAAGTCCTAATAAGATTTACTGGATTATTTGTATAACCATTAAAATTTTTCACAATGAAAAAATACGTTAAGTTAAGAGATGCTGGTACAATCTTCCACGATGCTTCACAGGACATTTCAGTTACTGGGAGTGTTCCTACATTACTCAATACCACTAAAAAAGTGAATGCAGCTATAAAAGGAGGCATCTTGATTGAGGTTAAGGAAAATGAAGCAAAATTAGCCATTGCAGAAGCACAAGGCAATAAAGAAGAGGTTGCTAAAGAATTGAACAAAGAAAGCGATGCAAAAGTTGCGGAAGTACAAGGTAAATTAAATGAAGCTAACACTAGCATTACTGAAAAGGATGCAAAGATAGTTGAGTTAGAAACTACCATTGCAGATGCAAAGAAAGCAGGAGATGAAATAGGACAAGCTAATAAAGAAATTGAGGCTTTGAACAAATCTAACACGAAATTAGCCAAAGATTTAGAGGCTTCAAAGACAGCACTAGCTGATACTAAAAAAGCGTTAGCAGAGGCTAATAAAAAATCTAAATAATAAGGGTATAACTTATTTATTTGAATTAAACAACAAAAGCCGCTTCTGGAGTTATCCGTAAGTGGCTTTTTAAATATAATACAATGGCAGTAACAGATTATAGAAAAGATTTAGACATAGCGACAATGGTGTTCAATAGATTACCATTCCTAACTAATAATACAGGAAATCTTACCAAACTTGGGGAGGTTATTTTGGAAGTTATGAGCGAACTTGAAGTTTGTTTTATGATTAATACATTAAGACCAGAGGGAGAAACTGACAGTTGGGTAGGATATGAAGAAAAGTACTTATTAGAACAAAGAGTTGTAGTTGCTGATGTAGTTGCGGTTTATCTTTTATTGTATAGAATGATTGCAGAAACTGGAGGAGTTTCTGACGGCACTAAAGATGGTACTGCGGAGGGTAAATACTTGAAGAAAACTAAAGCAGGCTCGGTAGAAGTGGAGTGGGATCAAATTGACAGTAAAAAAGGAGGTATGAGTTCTTCTGTAGACGGTCTTTTAGAAATGTACCAAGCATCCGCCAGAAGAAAAGCATCCTTGATAGGATGTATGATTAGTTGGGATAATGCAGATATGATAGTTGATAGAGAACGCAATATTGAAATGCCGTTTATTGTAGTTAGTGATTGTGGTTGTAACGATGGAGGAAGCATTCAAAACTTTTCTCCTGCCGAAAGAATTTAAGATATGAGTTTATTAAGCGAGGCAGACGATAGAGCCATTAGAGATGCAGTCAAATTGACTACAGATACATTTATGGTGTCTCCAGTTACTTATAAAAAATCTGGTGGAGCATTAGATGAGTGGGAAGAAGATAAAGAAGCAGAAGAGTTCACAGATATAAATTTGTTGGCTCTTGAAGAGTATAAGCCAGAAGATGTAAAAGAGGGACTGGAGGGAAATCTTGATTTGAATGATGTAAAACTAACTTTAAATGTAGAAGATTTAGAAGCATTAGATTTAATAGAGGCAAACTATAAACATAAATTCACGGCAGAAGCAGATTATTTTGAATTGAAAGGACAACTTTATAGAGTTACGGATATTTACTACGATGGGCCTTTATCTGATAAACCAGTTCTACTAATTATCACAGGAAAGCTATCGGATAAAGTTATGTAAAAATGGCAGGAGGAATGGACAAAGTAGGAGATTGGAGCAAGATTGGTTTACTAATCAACAATCTACCTATGGAATTAGAAAAGGCTCAAATTACTGCTTTAAAACATTGGGGACTGAAAGCAGAGGGTCTTGCCAAGAAACATATTTCTATGCAAGATTTAGGATGGAAACCTTTAAAACCGTCCACTATTGCTACCAAGATAAGAGCAGGACATAGTGAGAATATTTTAGTTGCTACCAGTAGTTATTTTCAATCAATTACAAGTTGGGTAGATAAATCTGAAATGAAATCTTACGCAGGAGTTAAGAAAACTGCAAAAGATGCAGATGGTAATGTGATTGCGGACATTGCTGCGGTTCACGAATTTGGTAGCGTTGCAGGAAACATTCCCAAAAGAGAATTATGGCATCCTACTTTCAAAGAAACTATGGAATGGTTTATGAACTCTAATAGCCGTCCTGCTATCATATTTAGTAAGAATATTAAAAAATACGGATTATGATAAACATTATATCATTAGAAACATTAGATAGAACCATTTACGAGCATTTAAGAAGAGAACTTGTAAAAAGAGGACATCTACCAGACATTACTACTTTTAATTCAAAAGAGACGTATAAAACGGCTAAAAACACTATAAAAGGAACTACAGGCAAGTACCTTATTGAAATTTTTGGTTTGGGTGCATCTGAAAGCAGAGACAAAAAACAATCTCATAGCATTATCATAAACAGAAAGCCAATAGTTCCTAGCGAACTTGGAGGAGGCACAGAATATTTTACTCCTAATAAAAATGGAGAAGTAATCGAAAGTTACACTAAAAGAAAGTACCCAGAGAGGTCTGCCGATGTCGGATATGAAGTAAGAATTATAACTAATACTGTAAAAGTAGATAGAATTATTACTGACGTTATATTTAAAGCATTAGGTTGGTCTAAAAATATTGCTACAATAGTAGATGGAAGCCATAATTTAGATACAAAAACTGTTCAATGTGTTTTTACTGGAGACGTAAATGTTACCAGTACAGACTTCATAGAAAAAATATATAATTACACCTTAAAAGAGGTTTGGTTAGACAGCACAGCAGAAGTATATGAGGGTACAATTCCAGTACTTAAACATATCGACATCAAGGTAAAAGAACTACCGTCTGGAGATGACATAACTGAAATTGGTATAGGAGAAGTGATACCGTAGTCAGTTAGGTAGAGATAAAAATATTTCTTAATATTGCAGTATAGAATTAATGAAAATTTTAAAACAAATAAAATTATGAATGCAAATGGTTTAGCCAAAGTAGGCGCAGAAGTTGTAGATATTTCTGTTCTAATCAACACAGGGCTTAAAGGCATCCACGCTTTTTTAGGAGAAACCGAAAGAGGTTTTGGAAATAAACTTGTGGGAACTTGGGCTGAATATAAAAAACATTTTGGAGGTTTAGTTATTGGTAATGATTTTCCTTTATTATGTAAAAGAGCATTGGATGCAGGATGTAAACTTCGAGTAGGTAGAGTTTTGCATTATACTGATGTTACTGATAAAAGCACCATAACTGGAGTTGCTTCGCAAGAAGCTACTAATAGTTTCATAGAGGCTAAAAGTATCGGTACTTGGGGAAATAAAGTAAAATTTAAAATTGTTGCTAATAGTTTAGGAAAGCATGTACTTACTGCTTGGATAGACAATAGTGGAGCGGTTACAGAAGAAGAGGAGTTTGAATTAGTTTCTGCTTCTGGAGTTTTGACTGCGGAACAGGCTCAATTAGAGGCTCACAATATAAACACTAAATCTAATCTGTTAAATTGTAAATCTGCAACTTTAACAGGATTTAATATTTCTACTATCGTAGATACCAGTTTCACTCTAACTTTAGGAACTAATACAGGCACTTTAGTAGATGCAGATTATACTGGAGATAGTGGAGCAGAAACTGGAGTACACGTATTTGATAATGCTACAGACTTCACTCGTATTTCAATTCCTGCTAAAGCAATTCCTGCATTGGATATTAAATTAGTAGCGTATGTAAATACAAGACAAGATTGTAGAGTAATTTTGAGAACTCCTACAGGAATTACAGGAGCAACTGCAATAGAATATAGAGAGGGAACTGGGGCTTGGTCTCATACCGCTATTAATTCTTGGTTAGCATCTATGGTTTATGGGGGTCTTTTAATTTCGCACCCAGTAACAGGGTTAGAAACAGAAGTTCCTGCATTATCATCTGTAGCAGGAAACTACAGTAATAAAGATAATACTAATTACGAATGGTTCACAGCAGCAGGCTCTAAAAGGGGTAAGATTTACGGTGCATTAGGTATCGGATATAATCTTGGTAGTGCTGCCAGAATTACAGAAGCTAATAACGTTGATACTCACGGTATCAATCCAGTTATAGACGATGCAGATTATGGTTTAGTTTACTGGGGTAACAGTACTCTACAAAAAGAAGATACTTTATTGAAGCACGAAAACGTAGCAGATTTATTAATCTTCATTTTAAGAGCCGTTAAGCCTTTAGCAAAATCTGAATTATTCGAGCCAAATGATATTGCAACTTGGAAATCAATTTGGAGAAAAGTTAATCCATTGTTGAAAGAAGTTAAAAAGAAAAGAGGTATTTGGGATTACTTGTATCAAGGAGACCAAAACATTGATAAGATAGAACAAGCAGTAGTTAATTCTACAGAGGACATTGACAAAGGTAAATACACTTTTATTCTTTGGATTAAGCCAAAAGTAGGATTAAAATATGTTGGTGTAAAAGTAACGGTTACTAACTCTGGTACAAGTTTCGAGGAGGTATCTGGGCAACCTAATTAATAATTTAAAAAACTAGAAACAATGGCAAGAAAAGTATTTAGGTTTGCTCTCGAAATTGACGGAGTGGATCAACTATTAATTCAAGATGTGAAGAAACCAGTTAAAGAAATTGGTAAAGTTGTTCACGGTGGAGAAAATGGAAAAGAAATAAAGACCGCAGGAGGTCAAACTATATCTGATGGAGAACTTCAAAAAATTAAGCCTGCTGATGTATCTGATACTTGGGCTTGGGATTTAATGGAGAAAGCAGCACAAGGATTGCCTGCTGATTATAAATTTGATGCAGTATTCAAAGAATATGCTCCAGATGGAATTACAACTCTAAACCGTTGGTTATGGGAGGGCGTTTGGGTTTTCAAAACAGACGATAGTAATTACAAAAGAGGTAATCAAAACGAAAACGTAATTGAAACAGTTAGTTTATCTGTAGATGACGTTACTCCGATAAAGTAAAAATCATTAATTCTTTAGAAAGATTAAAAGCGTAACATTAGGTTGTTGCGCTTTTTTCGTTTTGTGCAGACTATAAAAAAGACTACTTTTGTTCTTATTAATTAAAAACAAAAGTGATGACACACACATTTAAGTTACCGAGTGGCGTAGAGTGCGAACTTTCCGAATTAACAGGAAAACAACAACGTATTCTTACCGAACAGAACAAGAAACCTCACAATGAGAAGTTAGCAGAAATGTTAGCATCTATTTTAGTGAGAGTAGGAAGTAAAACTGATATTGATGAGAAATTCATTAAAGAAAAAATGCTTACTTGCGACAGGAATGCTGCGTTAGTAGAAGCTAGACAATTCTCTTTAGATTTTGAAGATGAATTTGTTTTTATGCACACTTACAAAGGAGCAGACGGTCAGAAACATACAGTTGAAATTTCAGAGAAAGTTCCAGAGGGGCGTTTTCCTAGTACTCCAGTTAAAAAACTGAATGCTAAAAAAGAGTATGAGCCTGCAAACTATTCAGAATATGAAGAAATTGAGAAAGATATTCTTATAGAACTTCCTAGAAGCAAGAAAAAGGTACGTTTTACGTTACTTGACGGCTCTGGAGAAAAGATTGGTGTATCTACATCGAAAACTAAAAGAAGTTCTCATACGCCCATTAAAATGCGTAATCCCGTTTATTTTGAGCAAGGTAAAAAAGATGTAATACCAGTTTCTTTGAATTTAGATAATTTAGGAATTAAGGATATTGAATTTTTAAGAAAAAAAATTAAAGAATTTGAGGGTAGAGTGGATACAGAAATTATGTTCGACCACCCAGTAGAAGATAAGCAAGAAATACTAGATGTAATTAGTACGGTGGCTTTTTTCTTCCCCTCCGAAGCGATTTAGACGATGTAATAGATACAGAGGGGTATCTCTATGGAGACATAGATTACGATTGGTGTTTTTTGACTTACGACAATGGGCTTCCAATTACATTAGAAGAGTTCGAGAACTTCTCATATAGAAAACGTAGTAAGTTTTTAAAATGGATGAGGGGACAGAAGAAACTAGAAGAAAAACAACGAGAACAACAAAAGAATAGTTAGTTATGGCATTAGGCACATTTTCTGGAGGAGGTTTAGGTATGGGAGTGGCGTTTACTCTTGTAGATAGATTCAGTTCGGTGTCCGATAAAATAGCCTTAAAATTTAAAAAGTTAGACGGAGTAACTACACAGAGCGTGAACAGTATAGCACGCTCTATGAAGCGCTTAAAATCTGGTTTAATTATGGCGGGAATAGGTGCAGCGGTACTGGCTGCGGTATTTGTCTCCCCTATAAAAAGAATGATAGCCCTGTCAGACAATATGGCGGATGTGCAGAAAACTACTGGACTAGCCACTAAGGAGCTGACCTCATATAGAAAAGAACTACAAAAAATAGATACTAGAACCTCTTTAGATGATTTATTATTAATAGGTAAAATAGGAGGACAAATAGGAGTAGCCAAGAAAGAGCTTCTAGGATTTACCATAGCCATAGATCAAGCAGTAGTTGCCTTGGGAGACGAGTTCTCTGGAGGAGCAGAACAAGTAGCCTCTGAATTAGGTAAAATAAACAGTATTTTTGGAGTAGATAAACAGTACGGGGTCGCGCAGGGTCTTACTAATATAGGTAGTGCTATCAATGCACTAGGAGCAGCAGGACTGGCTACTGCTCCCTTTTTGTCTAATTTTGCCAAAAGGCTCGGTCCTGTGGCTGTGGACGCTGGAATTACTGCATCCCAAGTTCTAGGACTGGGTGCAGCCCTAGAACAATTAGGAGCATCCCCAGAAGCAGCTGCATCTTCTATACAAAAGTTTTTAGGCAAGTTACAAACGAGCATCCCACAAATGGCATCGGCAATAGGAGAAAGTTCTGATAATTTCAAAAAATTAGTAAATGAGGATGGTAACGCTGCTATGCTACTGTTTGCAGAGAGAATGGTAGAAATGCACGGAAGCGGAAGTGATTTAAAAGTAGCCCTAAAAGGACTAGGACTAACAGGAGTAAGATTATCTACTACTTTCGCACAGATAGCTAATAATACTGATTTAGTAAGAAAAAAGCAAATGCTTTCTAATTTAGAATTTAACAAAGGAACATCACTACTAGAAGAGTATAATATTAAAAATAATACTTTAGCTGCCTCTTTAGATAAAATGGGAAAAAAATGGGATAATATAAAAATAAGCATAGGCGAACTGGCGGATGGTCCTTTCAGTTGGCTAATAGCAGGACTGGACTGGATGCTCTCCCTTATAGGTCAATTTTTAAACACTTGGATAGGTAAATTTGTTTTAAGTTTAGTCCTTTCTTTCTCTTTATTGGCACTCGCCATTGGACTGGCTACCGTTGTAACTTCTGCCTTTACTTTGGCTATGGGATTACTGGGAGCAGTTACTTGGACTGCCCTGTTGCCCTTTGTTTTGATAGGAGCAGCGATAGTAGCAGTTACTTATGCCATTGTTAAGATAGTCGAGGGTGTAAAAAAAGTAAGAGCAGCTTGGGCAGCGTGGGATGGTATTACACCAGTAGGAGGAGTGATGAAATTCTTTATGAAAATTGCAGGAACTATTGAAGCCGTGTCCCAAATCTGGAAATCTTTTAATGGAGATACTTTCACTCTTACGAAATCATTAGCAGATAAATTACAGGCTCTAGGAATACTAGATTGGGTAATTAAGATTGGAACTTTCATATCACGAATTAAAGCAGTTTGGAATAGAGTAGTAAAAGGTTTTGTTGTAGGTTGGGGCGTTCTAAAGGGATATTTGATGGAAACTTGGAGCATTTTAAAAACCAGTTTTGCAGGAATAGGTAAATCTTTTAGACGTATTTTCTCATCTATAAAAAAAGCAGTACAGCCCCTTATTGACATCTTCCACAAATTAACTAAAGGAATGTTTAAGTCGCAAGGAAGTTTGAGTTTTTGGAAAAAATTAGGAGACATCATAGGTAAAACTATTGTTGCACAGTTTAAGATTTTTGGTTTCATCATAAAGTGGGTTATACAATTAGTAGCTTGGTTGGTTGAGGGAATAGTTTGGGCTATATCTAAAATCATAGAGGGCGTTATGTGGTTGTATGGATTGTGGGTAGATTTATGGGTAGGAATGGGAAGTGTTGCTTGGGACTTTATTACTGGCCTATTTGATTTAGGGGCAACCTTATTTAATGTAGGAGTTTCTGTAATGCACTCTTTATGGGACGGCTTTAAATCCCTATTTCCAAGTATAGCATCTTGGATAACAAAATCTATATCT